TACAGTTTTTACACTCTTTAGTAATCATTATATCTTCTTTAGTTGGTTCCATCCATCCTTTGCCTTCATGCTTTTCTATTTGTTCATATGTTCTGATGAACTCTGGGTCTCTCTTACATGGGCAATATTTTGCATTTGTTGGTTCATCCTTTAACTCTAGGTTTGTTATATGCCAACATACTCCTGCTTCATGTTCTTCTTCTGTGTGTTCACAGTGTCCATTATCACATTTTGGTTTTTCTTCTTCTAATCTTATCATACTTTCACCCCCTGTATGGATATTTCGCCTATTTGTACTTTTCGGTATAATATACATGCGTGTATGTGTTTACACTTTCTGCCTAATTCATCTGGTTTTTGATGAATGCCTCTGTAAACAAAATCTTGGCATGTACATTTTACGCTTGAGAGATTTACTTCATGTCTCTCTTCACCCTCTACATAGAATCTTAATGCATTGTCATCGTATTGATGCACTTTGTTATCTATGTATAGTTGTATTCCTTTTTCCAATTTTTCTTGGTTTGCTGAACCAATGTCTTGGTATTTGTATTTTAAACTCATACAATAGAATACACTAATTTGGAATATAAGTAGATCCCTACCTTTCACCTTATGTGGTGGGTTAAAGTTTGTTGATTCTGTAACTTCCATCCTCATTCAACAGTACCCTTGACCTTGCAGCCATATTCTCAAAGTATGATTTTGCATCATGTATACTCTTAAAGAACTTGTATTCTTTTAGTTTGATTAATAACTCATCTAATCTAAAGTGTTTATTCTCATCTACTATAAGATATATTGCACCCCAGAATGCCTCTTCTTTGTTTGCAGCTGGAGACTTTAATGATGTTTGGTATTGACCCTCTTCTGTCTTTATTCCAAAACTGTGAAGACTCTCCTCATATAATCTTATTGCTTCTTGCATATCTATTACCTCTACTGTATCTTTTAGGTGTAATTTGGCATGGGCTGTTGCTAGTCTAATTAACCCCTCTAACTGTCTCTCCTCTAATGGTAATGATTCCTCTGCAGAACGTTCTATAAACTCTGCTGTTTGTATGTAAAACTCTTCCAAGTGTTTGGCTGCTTTTTCTGACAATTTAGGTTCTAAGGTAGAACAATAATTGAGATATCTCTTAAACTCATCATGTGTTAACATTAGTTCATGTTGAGTCACTGATTGAGTTACAATGTGATGTGCAACCCTTGCTCTTTCTACTGTTGATTGCTTGATAACCCCCCATATTAGATCAAACCTTGACAAAAGAAATGACTCTAAGTTAATGTTTTGCTCTAGACCTAACTCTTCTTTCCATTTACCAAGTCGTGGATTACATGCTGAAAATATACGTGCTTTGGCTGCTACGGTCATGTCTACACCTGCTTTATGTAGAGATACAGTACGTTGCTCCATTGATTCTAATAGTGCTGCTCTGTCTTCTTTTCTCATCTTATCCAATTCGTCTATTAGTACGTGTTTGTATAATGTCAATGGTCCTGTTTGTACTACACTGTTACCAGTTGATAGTTTAACCATTCCTGCAGCCAATCCTGCACCTGATGATAGTTTACCATTAACATATGATGACTTTGTTAATGTTCCTATTTCTTTTAGTATTTCTG